AAGCTAATTACCCATTTGATCTTGAGAAGTTGACTTACAAGTGATAAGGTGATAAAATAGAACTATGCGTATACTTACATTAGACAATCAACCATACAATTTAGAAAATTTACCAGAAGAAATAGACGACCTACGTTTTGCTATCTTAGATAATTCTAATCCACAAAATGTAGACTATCATTATATCCCATTGATATTCTTAGAATCATTCAGCGCCCCCGCGTTAGTGTTAAAGATAGGAGATGCTACTATTAAGATGCCAGTAGATTGGCAAATACTTATAGGTGAACAAGAACACGGAGACTTAGAAACATTGCCCATGACCAGCATCAACGACAGAGGATTTAATGCGTTTGAATTTAATCCGTTGAGTAGTTTTAGTCCTAGCTTTTTACCTATTGAGATTGTAGACATTTATCATGACGTAACATGGTATGCCCCTCGTTTAAAAAACGGACAATTCTTGTGTGTTCCGATTGATGACAGTGACAAACCAAGATGTGTTTATTTTGTAAAAGAAATTAGTCGCAACTGCGAGATTGTAGATTATTCACAGGCATTCTAATGGCAACTAAAAAAGTACAACTACCTAAAGACGAGCAACTAGAAAATCAAACACTTGATTTGTTTGACGTACTTGCGGCAATTGATCGTAAAGACTATGATTACTATGACCGTTTAAGTGAAGAACAACAAAAGAAATTTGCTCCCTTTATCTTAGTACAATGGACTAGCGCAATCAAAGGTAATGCTGGATTATCATCGTATTATTTGATGAATACAGACTACACAGCTAATCGTTATCTATTGAATGAGCACGTATCAAAACATCCTAAGTTACAATGGCTCATGTTATGTGCGGCAAGCCCGGGTATGGGGAAACAGTTCCATCAGTGGATTCCTAGTATCAGCGGCAAAGTATCTAAACTACAAGAGTCACCTAAGCTCAAAGACATAAAAGACTACTATAAGAAGATATATCCCAGAGCAGATACAAATGACATTGATGAAGTTAGTCAAGCGTTTGTAGCTAACCATAAGAAAAAAATGTATATAGCAGAGCAGTATCCTGATATGAAATTTGATGATATTGAAATGTTGTCAGAACTTGTTACCACCGAACAAATTAAACAGCATGAAAAAGACCGAGGCAATTGATAAGCCATTAAAATATGGTTGTGACTTCTGTGGTAGAGAGTTCGCTAGAGAAACTACCATAGCCAAACACATTTGTGAATATAAACAACGCTGGATTAATAAAGACTTGCCAGGTGTTCGCATAGGCTTTCAATCATGGGTTCAATTCTATCAAAAGAACACAAGTACTAAAAAGACTAAATCGTATGATGAGTTTATTAAAAGTGCTTACTATACTGCGTTCGTCAAATTTGGCAATCACTGCGTAGATATTAACGCAATTAATATTAGTAGGTATGTTGATTGGTTACTAAAGAATCAAATCAAAATCGACACATGGACTAGTGATGTTACATACACAAAATATCTAGTTGAATACTTACGTACGGAAGACGCATTAGATGGTGTTGCTCGTAGTGTAGAGTCTACTATCAAATTAAGCGAAAACGCAGGTGTTTTGCCCAGAGATATTCTACGTTACGGTAATGTAAATCGAATATGTTACGAAATAACAAAGGGCAAAATTAGCCCATGGATGCTGTATCAATCTAATAGTGGTATAGAGTTCTTAGGTAAACTTATGCCAGACCATGAAAAAATGATATTGGACTATATCGACCCTGAAAAGTGGGCTATTAAATTTAAAAGAGAACCAGAGAATGTCAGAACAGTTAAAGAAATTCTCACACACGGCGGGTATTAAAAACGAACACAATCATAGAGTTAGGATACCTTTTCTTATACAAGAGGTATCGAACATACATGAAGTTGAACGAGGTGTAAATAACTGGAACGAGACATGCGCTAAGGCAATCGAAATGTTCGGATTACCCGGGGACAAATACTCATGTAGGTTCACTCAAAAAGCTATTGAGTTTTGGTTCTTGGAAGAAAAAGACGCATTGTTGTTTGAATTATGTTGCGGTTAAAAGCTAGAATACGAAAGTGGCGCGCCGAGCGTAAACTAAAAAAGAGCGGGTACAAGAACTGGGCCCAGTATAGACATAACCGTGATCCTGACATAGAACTGTATGCTAATGATTTGGACGATTTCTATAAGGGTTATCCATATGTATATGTCAGCTTACCCAATCCAGACCATTATGCTTATAAATTACTCTATGATTACGGACCCGGAGGATACAGATACGGGTATCACGAGATAGGAGAATGGTGTAATGAACACATAAGGTGGAACTATCGTGTTGATATGCATAGAGTGTGGAGAGATAATTCGGGAAGATATTCGTTCAACGATATTGGAGGATATGATATAATATTCTTTGCGTTCAAGAACGAAAAAGATTTTACCCATTTTTTGCTTAGGTGGTCATGATGGAGCAGGGCAGTTTTACATACAAGTCAGAGCACTACTACGGTAGTAAGAAACAAGTACACACTGTTTCTTGGCGTGGCAAGGGTGAAGTCGACGGAGGTGAAATTCAAAAATGGTGTATTGAGAATTTTGGGCAACCCGGCTACCGTGATGATTTAGGTGAGACTCGCTGGCTAGATGATATCAATGAAAAGGGCGAAATCTTTTTATGTAAAGATGAAGACCTAACTTTCTTCTTACTAAAGTGGACATGAGAAGAATTCACTTTGAAGGACCTACTTGGCACGAAACTAAAGTGGGTTGGCATGAGCTTGTACTGAATCTAAACGGGCAACCAAAACGCTATCGTGAAATTGTAGAATGGCTGTATAATACTATAGACAAATGCGAAAGGCATTGTAGATGGTTTGAGTCGTCAGTGGGAATCAAAATTAAATTTAGGCACGAACGAGATTATATCTTGGCAACATTGAGGTGGTCATGAAAGTTAACATCAAGATAATGTATGGTCAAAAAAGACCGTACCATGTTGACATTAAATGGAGTCATCGCAATGACTGGAACAGTGCTAAGGTATACAACTGGTGCGAACAAAACTTTGGACATAGAAACGTCAAGTATGATAACCCTCGTTGGTATGGTAACACTAGTTACTTCACTGGTGACTTTAAGTTTCGTGACAAAAAAGACGCCGAATGGTTCTTGCTGAGGTGGTCATGAGTTTAGTAGCAGTAAAAGGTGGTTGGGTTTTTATGAAATCAACAATAGTGCATCACTGGGCATATCATAATGGTGAGACTCCCTTAAATCCAGGGAGTCAGTGGACTATTGTCCCCCCTCGCAGTTGGACTTGTTGGGTATACCCTGAGAACGATAGAGAGTTTGAACAATGGATGAAAACTAATTGTCCAACAGCAGAATGTATTCATCGTTTCAATAGTGGTGATCCTATGTATACTGTTTCAATTTCCAGTGATGAAGAATGTACAGTTTTTAGATTGAGGTGGCTATGAGAACAAGTATTTGGTATAGAACAGAATTACAGCAACCTCCTAAGTCAGGTTCTTACCTTGCGTACAGAGGCTGGGGTATGGGTGGTAAAGCAGACGGTGATAGCGATTGGGGCTATGTATATTACGATAAGAAAGTAGATGAGTGGAGAGAATATCGTGATCCTTACAGTCATGGAGCTATTGTTTACTACTGGACTGATGCTACGCCTGATGAATGGACAGACCTAGACCCTCCTAGCGTTACGCTACGAAAAGTAAAACAAGAACACAATGTAGCACTGGAAGATGCGTGGAAGAAAGTTTGTGAAGCAATTGACCAATACAACATGATTAAAGAGTTGGTAAGATGACAAAAACTATTGTCTATGATTTAGAAACAGTGACTCCATGTACGTTGAGTGGTGTCACTACCGGCATACACCCGCCACAATTACACGACTATCAACAGACGCTGTTCCAACAGTTTAGTAGAGGGTTTCGTGCAGGTGAAATGATGATTATCTCCTCTGGTAGACAAACTGGCAAGAGTAGTTTCTACATGAAGATGTTAAAAAATAGAATATACGATAGCAATCTTTGTAAAGAAATTATACTACCCACTAAACCTATGAAAGAAGAAAAATACAAATTCAGTCGTGCTAAATGGTATCAAGCAGAATTCAATGATAAGGATTACTTTGAAGTAAGGGCTTGGTGTAGTCAACAGTTTGGCCCTGATCCTGCTCGTCCGGATGCGTGGAGTCGATGGTGGCACAAGTTTCACAATAGCATTTTGTTCCGTGACGAAAAAGATTATATCTTGTTCACATTGAGGTGGAGTTGATGTTTGTTCATACATACGACTTAAAGGCAGATTTAGACGGCGACGGTGAAGGTCCGTGGCATGTTGGGGCCTTTACTCTTCCAAAAAACTATAATGAGATTCAAGAATGGTGTCATGCAGTGTTTGGATCTCCTGGATTCAATCACCTCACACATCAAACAAGATGGAAAGATGAAATTTTCTATGGTGAAGTATATTTCAGTAATCAAAAAGACCTTGAGTGGTTTGTATTGAGGTGGTCATGAGATACAAAGAAAGTCGTTGGGAAATTAAACTTATAGAAGATAAGTGGCGTGCTACCCATTTCTTTACGAGTACATACGGTACTGAAGGGTATACCTATGACGAATTCAACACAGAAGCCGAAGCACTAATATATGTATTGAGGTGGTCATGATATTAGATTTAGACCCGCTACCATATAGAGTAGCGATAGACATTATCAAATGGTGTTTTGAGAACAACATAGATCGTAGTAAGGCATTACAACTCATTGATATGATGAACGCTAAACCACACGATTGGCCAGAACATGTTGATTGGACACTGAATATACCAGATAGTTACGCAAGTTGGATAGTATTGAGGTTCGCATGATAAAGAGACAATATCGTAGGAACGAACCTGGATATTTCAATAACTTCATCTTATCACATGACCCTGATGATACGATAGAAGAAGAATTGAAGTTATATAAAGCCACTGTAGCGAAAAGTAAAAACAAATATTATACTATGAATGTAAAGTGGCACGATCATGAACTATACACTATTTTTGTGTTAAGATACTCATGACTAGAATTACGATATCATGCCCGATTACCTGGCACGCACGATGTACATGGATAGAAAATAACTGTAAGAACTATGTAGATAAAACAGAATGGGGAATGTGGCAACTAGGACAAAATGATATCTACTATGAAGTAGAAGATAAAGACGCAATGTGGTATTACTTATTATGGACATAAACATGACAGACAATGAATTGATTGATTACACTATCAAGTTTGATAACGACCCTGTTCGTGTCAGACTTGCTACATATATGGATCGTCATCCAGGTGCTATCCTAGACGACCTTGAACGAGCGGGCATGGACGAGACATTCTGTACCTTTCGTAGTGTCGTAACCGAAACTGAATATCTTCCTGGTCAGTACATCAGTCATCTTGAAAATGAAATCGATTACTTACAAGAACAACTAAAGCAAGCACTTGATGAAATTGAAGAAATGAAAACAATGAATGTCAGTGAATTGATTGCTATGTTGCGCCAAGAAGTCCTTACTGAAAAATACATGAGAGAAAAGGCAGAACGAAGTCGTTACGAAGCGCACCAAGAGCGTGAAGATATGAAAAAGAAACTTGACATGTGGGCGATATTGAACCGATGAACAACGATACTGTTAAAAGTGTTATAGATTTATTATGGGAAAAAAATAAGCCTAAAAGTAAATATTGGCCCTATGAGCTTGAAGTAAAAGAATTGAAACAGCATACCGAAGCGGAAAGATTCTGTTACACACATTTCAAAACTCGCAACTGGCGCAATCATGGTGTATATTTTTATTTCAAGCGCAAAGAAGATTACGAGTGGTTTGTGTTGAGGTGGAGTTGATGGAATACTTTTACAGTGGCGGGGGCAACAATCGCCCATACTTTACATATAGATTCAAAGTAAAGAAGTGTACTACTGAAATGTACGAGTGGGCTGATGCGTATCCTAGTAAAGGGCCATTTAGCCGCTTTCATGTTGAGTGGGCAGATGTATACAAACCCAGAGAGTATGATGTGATTCAGTTTGAACTCCGCGATGCTGCAGAAATATTCAGGATCGCATTCGCAGGTGAGTATGAAGATATAACATGGTCATGGGGATAGACTTGCTTGAAGTCGCAATATTAGATAAAAATATCAATGAGTATATGGATATTGTCCAACAACTTAGAGATAAAGGGTATGTTCAAGGTGTTGACTTTGACTTTGCATACCATCCGCCCAAATTTGATAACTTTTCAAGTGAGGCAGTGTATAATAGAAGGGTAGTATTCACATTTTATAAAGAAGAAATAGCAACATGGTTCACCCTACTGTATCAGTAACATCAAGTGATATTTTGTCTGACCAATATGCTAGTATGTTAGCGGATGAAATTAAAAACCAAATTGACAATGAAATTATGATAGACATGCTAGTGTTAGGTGGTTGGACTAAAGTTGAATTAGAACGGTTGAAAGACCGACATGAATCCATTGACATTGAACAGTGGATAGACGAAAACTGTACCGGAAAGCATACAAAGTTGGGTAGAACATTTGTTTTTGAAAAGAAGCAAGATGCTGAATGGTTCATACTCAAATGGCTATAAAGATCGTTTGGGGCAGAAGCATAGGATTCAACATAGAACTACACGAGGCACGAATGAGTTATAACGGAGCAGCAAAATGGAATCCCAGTCCCGGAAAGGTTTATATGGAGTACACTGTCATTGAAGATGGCGCAGATTGCTATCCATGGCGTGAATACTTTGCTATTTGGCCTAGAACTACGGTAACAGGTAAACGCATCTTTTGGGAAAAGGCATACAAGCGTAGAGTTTGGGTAGTATGGGGCACCGGATTTCATATGGAACCAGAAACTCAGTATGCTACCGCATTTGATTTATTAACTTATGACAACAAGCATAACCCTTAAAGGTGGTTTACACCCAGAAGAAGAACAATGGCTCGCAAAAAATATAGGGCCTAGAATGCACTACATCCACAATAGTATAGGTGGCCAAGGTTGGATAGCACGTAGGAATTACAAGCCTGGAATGGTAAGTGATTATTGGATTCTTACAATTGAAGATGATAGACATGCTACGTTCTTTTCGTTGATGTTCCCGCAATGAATGTATCTAAAGACTTTCAGGATTATGATGACGATGATCCTAACATAGAACAGCGTAAGAAACGCTGGGACTATTGGGCGGTATTGAAACTGATTCGTAAAGAGTACCTGCAGGACACAGCCACTATTGAGTTCGATGCATACGACTTTGAAGATTACATAGAAGCAAACTATGGAATCAAGATGAACATAGTTGATGGCAACATCACTGACGGGTACAAGATCATGGATGAAAAGAAGTACCTTATATTTTTACTGAAATACCAATGAACACTCCTTTTATACTAAACGATTTATGTGACA